GCATTACGGATTGTCTGAAGGCAACCATCCAACTCTGCGAGCATGCGAATATGCTCTTGTAAAAGCCGAAGGACGGCATCCTCCAATTGCTTTTGGGAGATACGGTGCGAGGTACATTCTCCCGTATTCTTGTGGTTACTACAGGTATAGTAGCAGAAACGCTTATTGCCGGAGGTCTGCGTTTTCCGCACCATAGCGCCGCCACAATCACCGCAGCAGAGGAGCCCTGCCAATGGGAACAGTCCGTTTTCGCGTGGGGAGGTCCGGGTATCAAGCTCAAGAAGCCGTTGTACTAGTACAAACTGACGAGGGTTTATGATCGCTTCATGTGCGTTTTCGTAAATTGCCCACTTATCCTGTTTGTTGACGATAACTGTCTTGATTTTATAATTGGGCCGAGTCCGAATTCCTTGTACGAGCGTTCCAACATAAACCGGGTTGGTAAGAATCCGACGAACTGCAACCGGTGTCCACTGTGCTTTGCTTTTCGTTTTGAATGATGTTTTATATGGCAGTCCTTTGCTTCTTTTATATTCAAGTGGTGAGAGAATGCCTTGCTCGTTAAGCCTGCGTGCAATGGCATCCTGATTGATACCGCTCAATTTCCAACCGAAAATATCACGCACAACTTCTGCAGCGTAAACATCTACAACAAGTTTGTTCTTATCTTTCGGTGATTTTTCGTAACCGTATGGTGCAAACGCTCCGATGAACTCACCGTTCTTTCGCTTTACCTGCAGCTGGCTGCGGATCTTAATGGAAATATCTCGGCAGTAGTTATCATTCATCAGGTTTTTGACCATGATGTTAAAATCGTCCGCACTGCTTCTCGTGATAGTATCGACTCCGTCGTTAATTGCGATCAATCGGACCCCATAATACGGAAAAAGACGATCGATATACTTTCCGGCGTTGATATATTCACGCCCGAAGCGGGACAGATCTTTTACAATGACACAGTTCACAACTCCGGCGCGGATGTCATCCATCATACGCTGAAAGTCAGGACGGTCATAATCTGTCCCTGTATATCCATCGTCTTCTCTTATAGAAACAAGATTGATATCAGTCTTGTCTTTAAGGTAGTCCAGAATAAGCTGCTTTTGATTGGAAATGCTGTTGCTTTCGGCCTTTAAGCCGGATACGCTGTTCAGATCTTCTTTTGAAAGTCTCACATACGCAGCAGCATGATATTGGGTTTGCTTTGTGTTTTCCATATACTCACTCCTTCCGATGGAAATCAGACATGCCGATAAGCATTCAGAAGAGCGAGGTATGATAATTTAGTCCGAATGTAGTATAGCATATTTTTTTGAATAAGTCTATGGCTATCGTACATTTCCATTACTTACCGTTCCGCTGTGCGCAAAAGGTCCTCGAAATTCTGTTGAAATGACGGCCCGTCTGGCTTATAGTTCACTTTTACGGCAACATCGCCAATACGAAAGCAATATGGATTCTTAACCTGCTGTAAAAAGCTCAGAATTCTCTCTGATACCGGTCGGGTATCGTCGATTTGAACCCCGTCCAAGTCGATCAAACTGCCTTTGTCGACATTTTTGATATCAACACTTTTTAACATCTCAAAATCAGTTCTATCGTAGCTATTCATCAAATTCTCCTTTCACCGATATTGAAATTATTGCCAGAATGACTTGCGTCTATTCACAATGAAGTTTTAATGTCCACCGGCGCCTGCAGCGAACAGGTCCACAGAAATTTCATCTCCCCGCCTTCATTGTGGCCGGGCCGCGAGTTACGGGCGTATCATTGTCCCAGCTACGCTTCATGGCGAAATGCAGGAGCCACCTGCATATTATTACTCATGGTTCTGACTGCCGATCAGACGGATAGGCGCTCGACGAAGCTGGAATGTGCCGGTTCCGGACTATTCATTTTTCAAGGTGCAGGTAAGCACAGGGGTGCCTTACATAAGTAAATACGGACAGTTTTTTTGTCTCATACACTCGCCGACAAAAAAATTTCAAAAAATGCCGGCTTCAGATATCCCGAAGCCGGCATTCACCTCAAATCTTAAATTTTGAGATATTGAGCGCAATATGTATGAGAATGTATTGCTTCAGATCCTCATCCATGCGGCCATACAAATAGGAATGATGCTCGATCAGAGGCATATATAACTCCAGTATGGTCTCTAAATCCCGATGACTTCCCATAACGGCTCCTTGCAGAACCTTTTTGAACTCTGATTCGTTCATTCATCATCACCGCCTTCAATCAGACGGGAGCGCAGCCTTTTCAGTGCAATGCACCTTTGATTTCTGACATATTGCAACGAGCAGTTGAGCCTTTTGGCTGTTTCTGCTTCACTCAGATCTTCCAAAAATAGCAACTCCATCACTTGACGGCGCTTTAATGGCAACTCCATAAAAGCCTTTGTCAGCCGTTCCTCCTCAAAATCATAAGGGGACTGCATCCTTGTGATTTTTGGCCATGACTCGCACTGCGCCAGATCAAGAAGTTCTGCCTCTGGTATATCCTCGTAGGATATGATTTCCGGACGATTCTCATATTTCCGCAGGTAATCAATTTTCGCTCGCTTAATAATTGTTTCAAGCCACCGAGTAAACTTTGCCCGTAGCTCATCCCGTTCGGGATAATCCTGTCTGTGGTCCATTTCCATGCCTCCTTTTGGCATGCCACCACAGCAGGAAGAAAACATACCGCTTCACGGCATGTTTTACAGCGATATACGCAACATGCCATGATGGCATGCTGTGAATAAAATAGCGGTTGGTCGTTACGATGATTATCACAGCGATCAGAACATCGGACTCACCCCCTTCCGAAAAGCATAATAAAAAACGACCATACCACACCCTCGTGTGATACAGTCGCTTCATGCGTGAATATAAAACCGATGCCAACGGCTCGGCTATGTGTATGCTGATAAAAAGGCAACAATACTTTTTCCTTTT